AGAAAATACATTAAGTTTTTCCATTTCTACAGAAAATCTATCAAAATTTGAAATGGGATTAAATTCCATAGTTTATTTCTCCCCCTTTCTGTTCTTTTTAAACACTTCAACATCTTTCTTTTTTAATAATTTCCTTTTATCCTTTTCTACATTTGACAAAATACCTGCTTTAATTGCATTATAAACATTTGTATACGTACATCCACAAAATTTTGCTGCTTCACTTATAGTCAACAACTCAACATTATCGTTTTCTTTAATAACTTCTACAAAACTATTGTCTCCAACTGCTAATTTTTTTATAACAGAATCATAAAGTTCATCAGGTTTCATTTTATACAAATTGTTTTCAATTGCATCCAAAACACTTTTGCCACCAATTCCCATTCTTTGCGCATAAATTGCGAGACAAAAAGTTTGCATATCGCAAGAAATTTCGCAAGGCTTAGAAAATTTATGGCAACAACTTTTACAATCATGCCCACCTAAAAGTCTTGCTCTATAATTGCAATCATGAAGCTCTAAACTAGGGTTTGAAAAACATTCTAATCCAATAAATTCATCAGGATTCCAATCTTCAGCATTTGTGTTAATTCTGTAATACCTTATAACTTCTCTCAACATTTCGTCATCTAAAATTACTATTGGAAGTAGCTTTGACATTATTTATTTACCTCGTTTATTTACAATTTTTATTAGAACAATCCGAATGTCCGGTTACCGGATTGTTCCATGATGGTGAATTGCATTTCATACAAATATGAGGATACTTTTTTAAATTAATGGAAAATTGTTCAATAGGTTTACTTAACCAACCTTCTAATTCATGCCCAAAACATTCATGCACGGGAACCCAACCCTTATCGTTCTGACAATCTACTATTGTATTTATTGCTGAAATAAAAATTCCAAACCTAATTTTGCAATTAGCCTCTTTAACATACAAATTTTCATTAAAAACTTTTAATGTAGTTTCTTTATTCATACTTTGAAGAATAAAACCATCATTATTTTTCGAAAGCATAAAAAACCCCTGCCAAGGTCCTTTATTGTTTCCTTTCCCAGTAATAGTAACACATACAAATTTTCCAACCCACCTTAGTGCTTCATCTCTAGTCATTTTAATCAGCCTTTGTTAAAAAAACAGCCTTTGATCTTTCTTTATTAAACAAACCTATACTGTTTCTCATATTTTTAAAATACACTTTTTCATCAAATATTGACAAAGCCTTTAACAATTTTTTCTTATTAACACCAAAAGAATCTATATTTAAATTCCCTGTACAACCTATTGTCTCTTTTATTTCAAATCCAGTATAAGATCTTCCACTAGCTTCCCATTTCTCATTTTCCAATTTATTAAACTTAATCCAAAACTCAGCATCGCCAAGACTTGCTGAAATTAATTTAACAACACTTATTAAATCCTTTTTATCAAACTCTGCTAAATATTTTTCTTCAACTAGATCTTCTGAATCATTTATGCCAAGATAATTAACGTATTCTTCGGGGTAATTATTGTCTTCTGCTAAACAATAAAATTCAACACCATTTTTAAAACCTAATCCTAGACAACTTGATCCAAAAAAAACTATTTCCAAACTCTTTTGCAATGATTTACATAAATTTGCAAAAACATCTGGAAAAACTATTTTTGACCCTTTCATTGGGTGAACTACTTTACCTGAATTTATAAATAAAGCAGTTTCAGAAAATTTGCAAATTCTGCATACATTACTACTTACATCTAACAAAATTCCTGGAAAACTTCTATTACCAATAGCAGTTGAAATAGAACTATACGAATTTGAAAAACCTTCTGCCAACCAATCTTTCAGCCCTCCTGAAACTATTGCTGCATTAGGAATTGTAAATCTTCTTACCCTTGCATTAATTGGAAACTTAGATTCGGAATTATTATTTACAATAATAAAATTATCCTTAACAATTGAAAATTCAACATCACCTTTTTTAAATAATTTAGAAACAGATAAAAAAATCCTCCTATCAATTCCTGCAGATAAATTATCAGAACTTTCTGAACTAATCTTATGTGAATAAACAACAAATTTATTATCACTGCCACAAAACATAGAAAAATCTTTTAAAATTCCATTGTAAGAAAAATAAACATAATTTTCCTCACTATTGGATTTCTCCAAAACCTTAGAAAATTCAGACACGATTGAAAAATCTATTTTAATGTTGCTGTTGCTCATACAAAACTTGACTTAAATTGAACAGGCTTTTTCTCTGTTATGTTTTTATAACTATTTCCTAAATACTCTTTATAAACATTTTTCAATTCTCTTCTAGCCAATGCTAATTTTTTCTTATTGAAATCTAATACATGACAAAGATCTGTATCCGTTATCGAATAATCCCTTAACCACTCATCCAACACTTTCCTAGTATCCCTTGATAAATTCTTTTTGTTAAAAAAATCCTTCAAACAAATTTCTTCATCAATCTTGTTAATACAATTTGAAACAAGCTCTTCATATGTTCTACCAAATTGATCAACATCACATAAAGAAACTTCCTCTATACTTTTCTGTACAATATTTCTATCAATTACTTCACAACTTTCTTTATATTTCCCATTTCTCTTTATAACTAATGATCGATCTTTTCCAACAATTGTATAGCCCTTTTTCTGAATATAACATTTACGAACCTGTACAGAAGCCTCTTGCTGAATCTTTCTAAAAATAGAAGATGCTAAAGGAATTTTTCCAACTCTTTTAAACTGACTTCTATTTACCCAAAAATCTTTTTTATTTTTCTGATTTAACCTTCTTGAAGATAAATGCCACTTGTTTCCCCTTTTTCCAATTACTTCATAAATATTTCCATTGTACCTATATGTCTTTGATCTGTATATTTGATAGGTTTTTACCAATTGAATAAGAAGATCTTGAAAAATATCTTCAAAACATTTGTGGGATAATTTTGCTAATCTGTAAACTGTCTTATCTAAGAGGTAACGCCACTTAGATAAAGCCTTAGCAAAATCAGGATCTGTTTGTCTTAGACTTTGCAAAGTATTATCCACAAATTGTTTGTAGTCTGAGTTATTTGACAATTGACTTTTCCTGTTTCTCTTCTAAGGCTTTCCCTATACGATCTTTTATAATCTCTATATATTTAGTCTCTTTCTCTATTAAAATGAATTTTCTATTTGTATTTAAACAAGCAATTCCTGTTGTTCCAGATCCCGCACAATTATCAAGAACTAAATCTCCTTCATTTGTATAAGTCTTTATCAAATATTCGAATAGATCTACTGGTTTTTGTGTTGGGTGAACAGTTTTTCCTTCACTATTAATTTTTAACACTTGAGCCGGATAATTTTCAAATTCTTGAAGATATTCTTTACACAATGACCCATCGTTTTCCCCTGCATTTACAGTATCATTTTTAGGTTTTTTTCTATTTACTACTTTTGGAATTTCTTTTCTTATTAAACCTTGTGGATTATAAACACACTGACCTTCATAAAAAACTAAAACATCTTCATAATTCCTCAAAGGCTGCCTGTTGGCATTAGGAAATCCAGTTTTTTTGCTTTTTTCCCAAATCCATTCATACTTAAACATTTTTACATTACTCATTACTAAAGCACTTGTAAAAGGTTGTACCGCAGTTAATACTATTACACCATTATTTTTCAAAACTCTATAATACCCCACCCAAAGAGGATCAAAAGGAATAACTGTATCCCACTTACAAGCTGTTGTGCCATAAGGAAGATCACATAATATCATATCAATACTTTTATCTGGTATTTCTTTCATGACTTCTAGGCAATCCCCTTCAAAAAGTTCTCCAAAACCTATTTCAGATACTCTGATCAATTTCTAGAAGCCTTTCATAGGTTAATGAACCAGGATCTTCTTCTGGATTTAATTGAACAAGTTTAGGGCTCAATTTTAATGCGCTCAATTCAAAATACAATTTCTCATCAAAAAATAAACCGTTTCTTTTTCCTTTTGATCTAACATCACCGTCCAAACATACAATTGGAAATAATCCAAAAAATTTGCACAATTTTTCTATTTGCAATAATTGACTTGTTGAAGCTTCTTTTGTAGAAAGTCCAACTGCTTGAGCTCCTAAATTAAACATGTTCCAAGTGTCAGATGCTCCTTCTACAATCCACAATTCTTTTGTTCTATCCGAAATTAACCAACCCCCATACAATAAATTATGAATTGGGCTTTCTTTAGGATTTCCCCAACGCATTTTAATATACGGTTGCAAATACCTCACTTGAAAAGTTCTATAAATTCCTCCTAGATCAAATACAGGAGAAACAATAGAATCAGCAATATTTATTCCAGAAAATTCCCCAAATAAACCATATTTTAATCCATAAGTATTTATTACTTCTTTTCCCAAATGACGTTTTTCAAAATATTCCACAAATTTTACGTCTTCGACGTAAGGCTCTTGTGGAAACTCATTTGAAAAAACTTCTTTGCAAATATATTTAGGTTTTTGGTCGAATATTTCGGAAATTTCAAAATCTGTTCTTACTTTTTTGAGATTTTCGTAAGCCTTTGACCAAGTACAATTCTCCATCAATTTGTAAAACTTGGTAAAATTTCCTTTTACACCGCATCTTACAGACCCACATATAAAAAGCCCCGTATTAATATCAATAGAAAAGGAAGGCGATTTATCATCATGAAACGGGCATTGCGTATGAATTGACCCTGAAGCGTTTGGTGCTTTATCTGGAAATTTATTCAATATATAATCTGTAACGTTTATCATTGACCAGACTTTTTATTTCGATCGTTAAGATCCTTTAATTCTCTAACTATTTGTATAATCCACCAAATTAAAACATACAATACTATAATGCCCCCAACAGAAATAATTATACACAAAAATCTTTCAAACATTTTATATATCACTATTTACAATTAGAATTGCTGCAATCTGAATGACCTGTTACAGGGTTATTCCATGAAGGTGAATTGCACTTACTACAAATTATTAACTTACTCTCAAATAACATTTTACCCTCCTTATAATTACAAATACAATTTTACTCCATTTTCATACATTTGTCAAATCATTTGTGCACTTCATATGATAAATTTCTAAAATTTCTTAAAGAAGAACAAACCATCATTTTAGAAAAGTCTGTATTACACACAATTTCATCTTCTTCAATTGCCGAACTTCTAACAAACAAAGGTGAAATAACTAAAATTCCCTCTTCAGCCTCTTCCTTGCTTTGATTAAGAGCAATACAATAGTCAATTCCTTGAGAAATATCTATAGACTTTCCCATATGCGTTCTATCTAATCGATCAGACTTGTTTGCTTCCATTTTTGCCTGAAAAGCCGTAAAAATAGGAACATTCTCTTTATCTGCCAAAACCTTGCAATCCCATACTATTTCTTGTTGTATAAGTCTTTCCTCTTTAGCTCCTTTAATAGGTGCCATAATATTCATATAATCTATAATAACTCGATCAGGTGAAAACCCGCTTCGATCTTTTTCTCTTTCAATTGAGTCCATAATATCTAATACACTATGTTTATGTGCTTGACATTTAATAATTTTCAATCTCGATTTCCATGAATTAATCCATTCAAACAATTCTTCAAAATCATCCCGCTCTTCTTTTGATAAAGCCATTGCCATTAATCGATCATATGAATGATCAAAAAACATTGCATCATATCGACCATTAGTTAAATCAATAGAGTTTTCATAAGTCACATGAAAAACATTTTGCCCTTGAATCAATCCAGAATATCCCATTGTATTAAGTATAATTGATTTGTACCTTTTAAAAGGTGCTAAAAAACCAACTAAAACAGGACCTTTAATTTGGAATTGATCATCCAAACCTTTTATCCCAGTCAAAGAAACTGGAAAAATATTTGGGTTGTCCCTTTCTAAAACTCTTTTATTTTCTCTTTCTTTATACCCCTCAGCATAATCATAAATCACTAATTTATTTTCATTTATCAGATTGTCTGCTTCTCGAATTCCTTTTGAAAGATCATTTAACAAATAATCAATTCTCTTAGATCTATCAAATGCTTCAAAAGCGCTGCTCATACTTGCTTTCGTTTTCTTGAAAGCAATAAACGCTACAAATTTTGTTTTAGCATCTTCAACAAATGTCAACTCTCTAGAATAAAGATTTGACAATTGTTTTTTATACAACTCTCTTTTTTCTACTTCTACAAAGTCCTCCAATAAAATCTGATCTAAAAATTTCTCAGCAATATTTTTCCAAGCTCTTTGTTTTAATTTTTTAACCAACCAAACATAAGCTTCAACAGAAAAATAATTAGGATCTACTTGCTCAAAAATAGATCTATCCAGCTCCAATTTTCCTTGTAAAAAAGAAGCCAGAAATTCAATTTCTATTTCTTGAGACAGATCCAATTATTTATTCCTTAATTTCTTTTTTTTCTTCTAAGTGTTTTTCAATTCTCTCTTTTATAATCTCTACGTATTCATGTTCTTTTTCTATTAAAATGAATTTCCGGTTTGTATTTAAACAAGCAATTCCCGTTGTGCCTGATCCTGCACAATTATCCAGAACTAAAGCTCCCTCATTTGTATAGGTCTTGATAAGGTATTCAAATAATGCTATTGGCTTTTGAGTGGTGTGAAGATTTTCAGAAGAAGAATGTTTTTTAAATTTGATTACACTTCTTGGATATTTCATTCCAGAAATATCTGGTTCTGGTCTTCCATAATCACCAGCATATACGCTTTTTGTTTTTCTAACAGACGTTTTACAGCCATGATTAGGCTCGCCTTTCCATTTCTGTGGATTATAGATGGGTTGCTTATAATAAAATACAATAACATCCTCATGACATTTTAAAGGTCTCTTTTTAGTATCCAAAAAACCTGTTCCACTAGATTTTTCCCAAATCCAACAATATTTAAAATTATTTAAATTACTCATTATAACAAACGAAGTAAAAGGTTGCACTGCAGTTAATACTATAGCGGCATTATCTTTTGAAATTCTATTATACTGATCCCACAAAACATCAAAAGGAATAACAGTATCCCACTTACACGATGTTGTCCCATAAGGAAGATCACACAAAACCATATCAATACTTTTATCAGGAATATTTTTCATAATCTCTAAACAATCACCTTCAAAAAGTTCTCCAAAACCTATTTCAGATATTTCGATCACCACTATCAAACCTTCCACACAATTTTAATTCGTTTAGTTGACGAATGCTCAATCTCTTTTTTCATTCCTTCAGTAACTTCCTTTGAAAAAACCCAAATTTCTTCACAAGTATCTAACAAAGATAAACAAAAAGCCATCCCATGCTCAGCACTAATATTTGCCCCACTATATTCTGTCATCTCAAAAGGAAAAGCCAACATAGGAGAAACAGGACAGTAAATATGGTAATAGCTTTTATTTTCTATATCTGCTTCCCTCATTTTTTCTACATTTTCCATAGCAATATTCACAACTATTTTTTTAACTTTTTCTATATTCTTTAAAAGATCATTTCTATAAGGGTGACATATATAGACTCTAATCATTCTTTCCCCCCTTCATTACCGTACAAATAAAACCAACCACGAGATTTTGCATAATTATCTCTAATAGTTTTATAATAATCAATATTACCTTTTAAATATTTACCAGAATGAGCATAACTTTTTATTGCTAAAACTTCACATATTTCTCTTCTAGCATTATCCCGTTCACGAATACCTTTTCTAAATTCTTCTTCCCAATTTACTTGTACCAAACTATCGGGATCATGAAATACTGTTTCCATTTTTTTCCTCCAAAGTTATTGTCCAAGCACTCAACTCCTCAGACAGTCTTAGATCTTCTTCCCCATCAACATGCACTTCACGAAATAAAATCCCACCTAATCCTCCATCAAGTTTTATCTCCAATAAACTGTCCAACTCTCCACTATAGATATTGGACAAATCATTTGGAGAATAATTTGATGTAATTATTGTAGGAAGCTTTCTGTCTCGCCGATAGTGCAATACCTTTTGAAGAGAAGAAACCATAACTTCTTTTTTCCAATCACCTGCTTTATCTTCATTCCCTAGATCGTCCAAAACATACCAAGTACTTTTCCAATCTTCATTAGATAAGCCTTTTTTGAATATCTCATACAATGTAGAAATGTGATGAAAACAATAAGTTCGTGAAGATGAATACAAATCAATGTCGGAAAAATTTGCCAAAACCTTATACAATAAAAAATGCTCTAAAGTTGTTTTACCCCTGCCTCGCTCTCTAGACCAAATATACAAACAAAGACCTTCCTTCTCACAATATATAGGATTTTTGGCAAAAAATTCGACAAATTCTTTTCCAGAATCTATTATAGGAAGTTCATATAGATCACTACTGACTAAATCCAAAGTACTTCTAAAAAAGCCTGCATTAATTAAGCGATTATAGGATCTAAATTTCAATAAACAAGAACAAGCAGAACTGTCCCCTAAATAACCAGTTCCTTTACAAATTTTACAAGAACCTAAAATCTCACTTTTTAGAGACATTTACCTACAACTAACTGAGACCATAATTCCAATTTATCATTTTTTTCTAGAAGTTCTTTTTTTGTCATCCAAGAAAGTTTTTTTCCTTCATCTTTAAGATAAACCCCTTCAGATTCTTGATCACTAAAATTAACCATATATACAATTCCTAAATGAACTTTATTTACCATAGATGATTTAGAACTACCAGCATAAAGAACCCCAAAAGGACTTAAAGAACTACTTATCAAAAGTTTTAAAGAATTTTCAGAGCCTACTGTACCAATTTCTTCAAAAAATTCTCTACGAGCTGCATTAGCTAAAGTTATGCCTAAACCGTCCAAATCAAAATCACAAATATTAACATGCCCGCCAATTCCAATAGAATAATTTCCAGTAAGTCTAGTTTCAGAACCCATTCTTTCATAAACAAAAAATTTTCTATATGATCTCAAAATAATATACGGAATAATTTGTTTATACTTTGAGTTTTCTTCTACTAAACCTCTAGGCATAAAATAAGCACGTTTCAAACACTCTGACAACCAATCTAGGTCTTTCGAATTTTTAGTAATCCCTTGTACCTCGAAATCTATAGAATCAAATTTAAACAGCTCTGAAAACCCGTACAAAAGGTTTTCATCAATTACTAAAACTGCTTCATTAGATTTGCTCACAATGATTTCCTTTCCTTTCTCCATTTTATACTTTTACCCTTGCTTGTATGATTTCCTTCAGAATCCCATAACCCAGGAAACTTTCCAGATTTCAAATACTCTTCCCAAGTAGGCATTCCAGAAATTAGCCGAATATCCCTCCAATCTTTTTTAAACTCTTGAAAATTTGAAGGATCACATTTTATCATAAAATATTTATTTTTCATATAATGAAATTTCCCGCGCCTTTGTGCCCCATTAGAATAAAAATAAAAACCATCTCCATTTATTTTCACAATTTTTTTCAGATCATCACTATCTTCACTTGAAGGTAACCAACCTTTCGGAATAGCCCCATCAACAAAAACACATTCAGAACTTAATCCCAAAAATGATCTAATTTCTTTCCAAGAATCTTTTGATCTTTTCTTAAACTCTTCAATATCAGGGTCTACCCCATTAACATTCACAATTGTATTTATATTAATTTCTGCATCAGGAAAAAATCCAACAAAAATTTTTACCTTTTCATCAAGCCAATCTAGCATATCAATTTCATTATCTCTCAAAAAATGAATTCTGTCAACAAGCTTACAATATGTTTCCAAATGATAGCCAGATCCTTTATCTTTTCTTACAACAATAGATTGAGGAATTTTAGCAACACCTTTGTACTCTATTTGAAGGTGGATATAATGAAGAATAAACTTTGCAACTTCATTTATAATTGAATTATCATTAGCATAATTTACTAATTTTTTTACCCAACTTCTAGAGCTTGTATTACAAAACAAATTAAAAATACTTGAATATTGTTCTGGTTTAGCAATAGATAAAGAAATTATGGAATACGTTTCCAAATCTATTTTAAGTTCAACAAACAAATTAAAAAGATCCAAAAACTTCTTAGAAATCTTGAAACTAAAAATAGAATTCAAATCAGGATCATCATGCCAGGGAGTAATAATAGCAATAGAAGAATAGCCAAAATAGCCCCACATAGATCTTGAATATGCTAAAAATTCCTGTCTGTTCTTATTCACAAGATCTTTAGCCTTTTGTATTTCAGAAGAATTTATTAACTTCTTTTGTTCCTCTTTTGAAATTGTAAAATCCATAATATATTTACCTCAAATAATTCAATAGATCTTGTCTTCCCATTTTTACAAGTTTCGTTGTATCAGTTGTAACAGCATCAACAAAATCTGTTTTCCCATACAATTTATCTTTTACAAATTCATCCATAGACCCTGGAACATCTAAAAACATAATTGTAGCCGGTTGTGAACGAATTTTATCAAGATCTGACATTTCCCGGTCAGTATTAACTCGTCTATGAATCCTATCTAAACTTTGCTGAAATTGTGTAAATGAATAGGGTCGTTCTATATAAATAGCAGTTCTGGCTCTTGCTAAAAAATCTACTCCAATACCTGCCTTTGCAGGAATACATGCAGCAATTCTTGGTCCCTCATCTGATTCAAAAGAACTTGCTAATTTCTCATTAACCTCTACTCCACCATACAATTTCATAACACCACATTTCTCATTCCATCTATCAAAAATCAAATCAACTCCTGTTCTAAATTCTGTCCAAATAACAACCTTTTGAATTGGATCTTCAAAAATCTCTTCCAAAATATTATCCAATTCTATATATTTACATGAATCAATTCCCTCTTCGACAAATGCAGGGTGATTAAGTATTTGTCTAAGCCTTAATGTTTTAGCGCTTCCTAAAAAATCCTTAAGATTAACAAAGTCAGTTTTTAAATCGTTTCTCAAATCCCCACAAGCAGCTTTGTATAACTCCAAATGCTTCCCTGATAAAAGAACATCTCGAATAACCTCTACTTTATCTGGAAATCCTTTTAAATCCTCTTTTGTTCTACGTATAGAAACACTTTCAATTAATGCTTTAAGCTCAGATAAATTTTTGTAGCCAATTATTTTATTGTATCGAACCTCAATTTTTTTATGTTTTGCTTTGCTATAAACCCAAGTTTTAGCAGCTTTTTTAATTGTAAAATGATTTTCAAAATGCAAAGGATCTGGCAAATACATTTCGCAAACTTTCAAAGTATTGTAAGCATTCATAGGACTTTCAGAAACTGGTGTTCCAGTCATCATAATAATTTTGGGAAGATTACCTTCCTTACTTCTTACTTCCTTCAAAATTGACATAACACATTTTGTTCTAGACGCATCAAGATTTTTATACATATGCCATTCATCAACACAAATAAAATCAAAAGGAATCGTTTTCAAAAGCTTTGTAACAGGACTATAAATATTATTTCCCTTTCCAGATCTTGAAACAAGATTTTCAGGATGCACTAACCCTATATTCCAATCACCTTCTTTGTTCTCACGTAAATAATTTAAAGATTTTTCACCCCCTGCAGGAATAGAAATACTTTTAAAAAAGGTATGCTCTTTGATTTGTCTTTCAAACCCTAAAATAACATTTTTTGGACAAATGATTAAAGTCTTTCTAATATCTTTACTTGCAATAATTGTATAAAGAAATTCAAGAGATTTTCCAATTCCCATTGCATCAAATAATCCAGAAACTCTATTATGAAGTAAATAGGAAATTCCGGTTATTTGATCTGAATAAGCAGGCGTTTTGACCTTTCCTTCCAAAACACTTATTACAAAATCATTATGAACACCGTTTTTAATATCCTGTTTTCTTTTTTCATTTGCAAAAAATTCTTCAAAATAATTTTTTGCAGCAAAAGTCATTTCACGATCTTCATCTATGCCTAATTTATCAATTTTTTCTCTAAAAATCAAAAAATCAAAATAACTTATAAAAAAAGAATCACGACCCTTTGAACTAGCTGACAATAAGGATCGAGCAATCAAATGCAGGTCCTTATAATAAGGGCTATTAATATCAAAGGAAAGTATAAGTCTCCCTTTGACAAAATCCAATAAAATCATTTCTTGATCAATCCAATTTTTCCATCTGAAATAACATTTAGAAAATCAATTAGCCTATTAAAGTCAGTAGGTGATTGATAGATCTGTTTATATGTATTTTCTAAACATTCAAAAATAGTCTCAGGATCATTCAAAACTTGTTCATCCCAATTTTTTTTATCTTCTTCATAATCTTTTTCTGTGCTTATACAACCTTCTTCATAACCTTGTTCTGACCCCCGCTCATAAACTCTCTCAAAAATCTCTCTAATATCACTAAGAGCTTCTTCTACAATTCTTCCCATTTCATCATCATTATTAGACATTTATTACCCCTTTTCCAAAACATTTTTGTGCAACTCATTTAAAATTTTTACACCAGGAACCCTTCCACAAGGTTTCACTTCTGCACACAATCCTGGATACCATGAACAAGGTCTCATCAAAAGTTTACCCAAAATCTTGTCGAAATCATCACCATCAAAAATCAGAGCACATTTCAATTTTTCGACAAACTCTTGGGTAGATCTGTGTGATCTATAGCAAAGCCTTTTCATTGCAATGTTTATCATTGATTCAATATTAACATCCAAATACATATTGATCAATTCACCTTGAGGTTTTAGATCTCGATCTGTATGTTCATAAATTCCTTTATCATCTCTTTGAGAATAAACATGAGGCTCAACACCAACATGATGACGAACCAAATGGACATGATTATAATAAGGAATATCCTCAATATATATACGGTATTTTACAGATCTTATTGAAGAATGCCTCGCAAAACACATTTTATAAAAAGTTTCTAAAGAAGGTAACTCATGCTTAGGATCTTTTCCTCGAACTATTTTCATAGAATCCAACATATATTCAGGACCAACAGTTCTATCATAGTTCACTTTCACTTTTGTTCTTCTTTCTCAAACAAATACAACCAACCTCGTTCTTTTGCATACTCTTTTTCTGATACTTCAAAATCCCAATCTTCCTGTTCGTCAGAATACACTTTCCATTCATGGCAAATTTCTCTTCTAGCATTATCCCGTTCTTTTACAATTTCTTTAAAGCACGAGTGCTCTTCTATAACTTCAATTAACTCTCCATTATAAAATTGTGCATTAACTGTAGAATTTGCATATGCCAAATCTCTTAATTTATTCCATATTGTGTAAGACTCTACATTTTCATTTTCTATTTTTTCTTTTTGTTTTTTAATCCCTCCATTTTTAACAGGCATAGTAACTGAATTCTCTTCTTCTAAAGCTTCCTTACAATATTCTTTCTTAAGCAAAGCAGTAATACTATTTCTAATATTTTCAACACGCCTAAGCCAACCATTATAATCAAAAACTTTTGAAACTAAAAGATCCTCTACATTCAAAATAACCTCTTTTTGCTCCGCAGAAAGCTCACGATGGGAAGAAATTAAATCTCCTGCACAAATAGGGTTTGCATCTTCATTATCAATATTATCTAAATACAAAACATAATTATCCAAATACCATAAAGATTTTTCAAGATCTAATTTTCCATTTTTATTTTTGTATCTAAAAACATATTTGACAATATTAGCAAGCAAAGACTCTAAAACATTGTACTTAAAAAAATCAATTGGTTGAACCTCGCCAAAATAATGTCCAGAATTTCCCGGAGCATTTCTATCGCCTTGTCTAATCATCTCACTATTTTTCTTCATTTCAAACCTCCTCAACATCTTTATACTCAGGAACTATAAAAATTTGGACTCAGAATTACTATTTACAATTAATATCACTTAAAGAATTCAAATTAAAAAAATTTGGACAATAACCAAATCTAGAAACTTCCTCATCAGCACCCTCAAAACTACAAAATAAAAAATAACCCTCAAATTCTTCCAATAATTTAAAGACATCGACATTGTCAAGAAACACTTTACGAGAATACGAGCAATTAAAACAAGTATCGCATTTTTTATACCCTTCAATCATTTTTATCTCCTCTCATCCAAAAATTCCCTCATTTTCTTTCCACCATATCTAAAAACTGTTTCATTTGCAATACTTCTCAACGCTGCTGAAGGATGAACTACAATTCCTACAAATGCTTTTATTTTCCCAATCATCCCAACAGGATTTTCTAAAATTTCTCCACAATGTGCTGTTACACCCCCTTTATAAGGCGTTAGCAAACTCATTGCCTCATTCCCAAAACACAGGATAAACTTTGGCTGCACCAAATTAATCTCAGCCCTTAAAAAAGGAGCACATGCCATAATTTCACCAAAAGTAGGTGGACGATTATTAATTGAATAGCACTTGCAAGTATTCGTAATCCAGCACTCTTCCCTTGAAATCCCAACAAACTCAAGAAATTTATCCAACCTTTTTCCAGCCTTTCCAACAAAGGGAATTCCTTGTTCAAGCTCATCCTTTCCAGGATTCCTTCCTACAATCATAATTTCAGCATTAGATTTTCCCTGTGCTAAAGTTGGTCCTTTATCTTCACAAAACGACCTTAACGTACAATCTGAACAGTTCTTTACAGATTTATCAACTAAACGAAGTGTAGACAGGTCTGTAGGCGTTTTCTTTTGAAGATAGGGTAGCACTCCAATAACTTCATTACCAAGGCTAGAAACCCCCTTCCCGTTCGTTACAGACAATCCTAATAAATCTCCTAGTATTTGAGAGGTCATTTCGTCAAATTTATCCGTTTGAAGAACCTTTTCCCTAAGTTTAATTGCTTCCTCATTGTTCAAATATGAGACAAATTCGTCAATTCTAGGAAGCTTAACAAGTTGGTAGCAAAACTCTGCTTCCTCGAAATCCTTGGCGATTTTATCACATTTCTTGCTCTTTGTCAACTTCTGAAAATCTTCCAAATTTGACAAAGTCTCAATTCCGCCAAATTCTTCGAGAATTTTCAATGCTGATTTTTCGCCTAAGCCCTTAATACCCTTCAAATTATCTGAAGAATCACCCGCAATACTTTTAAAATCAGCAATACTATTGGGTAAAATTCCTAAAACTTCCTTGACATTTTCTTCTTTTATTACCTTATCCAAAAGAGGATCAAAAAGGAACACTTTCCCATCTATCAATTGCCAAAGATCATGATCAGAACTTGCTATAATTACTTGATCATATTCAAGAATCTTTGAAAAATAATCTGAAAAAAATGCTATAAGATCATCTGCCTCAACGCCATAAACAGAAATATTTCGAACTCCACAAGCGTTTAAATAGTCTATTGCTCGTGACCTTTGTTCAAATACTTCTTGTAAATCTATTTCCTCTTTTTTAGCAACCCTTTGAGCCTTATATTCCGGAAACCATGTCGAACGCCACCTTGGTCTCCCATCATCCCAAAAAATTATGACCTTATTCGTGTCAAACTTATTGAAAACCTTAAAGAAAAAATTGACAATATCTTCGGCAACAAATTGCTCAGACTTTTTGGAATAAACTGATCTCCAAACGAACGGGTTACCATCAATTAAAACTATAGATTCCATTTTTTGAGGATATTTTAAAAAATAAAAAAAGTCAAGAAAAAACTAAAAAGAAGCCAGGGCATACGTAGGTCCAGGAGTCCAGGTATCCATAGTATTAGTAGTGTTCGTATAAGTATTAGCACTTAACAAAATTTTTGGAACATCGCCGTTAGTAGGTGCTGAATTGTATAGAGACACATAATTGTACAAAACAGTAATAGACCCTGCTAAATTATTACCACAATATAATTCGTATCGAGTATCTCCAGCTTCATTTGATCCTGCAATGACATTACTTATTATAGTACCCCGCAAATTAAGAACAACCGCAACTGGAACGTAATAAATACCGTGAGATAAAGAGGGGGTTGTAGTACCTATTCCTTGACCAGAGTTGTCTATATGACAATCTCGGACTATCCAATTATCTCTCGGACAACTCATATAAATATGATACGCTTGACCCCCGCCCGAAATGCTTCCATAGGCTTGGTGAGTTTTAATTCCAGAAATAGTAAACCTACAACAACCTAGAGCTAAACAGATGTTCGCACTTTCCTGATATAAAGCAGATAAAGGAAAAGCCTCTGCAGAAAAAACATCAATATAATTATTAGAAAGAATAAAATCATCCTGATATTCATTGACTAAAATTCCAAAAACACCATAATGTGTAGTATCTATAGCATAATAAGTGTTTGAATTATAACCTTCAACATATATAGTATTCCCATCAACTGTGGATTGTAGTAAAACAGGGAAATACATTCCAACAGACAAAGTATGCACGGTATTTGCACTTACTACCGCTCTTTTACAACAACCATAAATTCCAGTAAAAGGAGCGGCTAAAGTATTATTAGAAATAGACATATCATAATAACCATATTCATTATCTATAAAAATACAATCTCCAACATCTCCACTATGTTCAGGAGTGATAATGATAGAATTATTATCAATTTTTACCATACTCACATATCTATTATCAGTACTAGCACCTTCTTCAGAAAAACAATTTATACCTCGAACAATATTTGGAGAATTGTAATAGCTATACAAGTAAATATCATTATCACTAATGTCAACATTAGTAACTTTTCCTAAATGTGTTGGAAAAAGCCCATTTTTAGTATACAAATTAATTCCAAAAACATCATGATTAGCCGTACAAGTAAAATTAGAAAGTTTATTTCTTGACATACTAATATTGTATATAACAGATGGAGAAGAGATAGAAGTAGAAACATATGTTTGAATACCGTAAGTGTTTCCCGTCGTTTGTAAATTTACAAGAGTATCTATCACGTTATCTTCTATATAAATATTTTTTACAGAAGTCAATGCATCATTGTAAACAATTACATATATACCTTGAAGAGTAGAGGAGAATACAGGATCAGCAACTGCAGATTTATAAAGACTCCCAATATAATTATTAACAATTCTCAAACCAGTAATCGTATTAGCAATTGTTCCGTCTGTATCAGCCTTTGCAGCAATCCCGCAAGAAAAACACCAACCAATTGCGTTATTTGAAACAACAATTTCCTCGAAACTTCCTGAATCTACACCCACATCTGCCCCAATCCAAATTCCAACTGCCATAAAACCTATTACATTCTCACTAACAACTACACTACCAGAATTATTTACGCATATTCCTACACCATTTACAGAAGTAGATCCTGTTTTTCTGGACACTACATTTCCAACAAGAGATACATTAGTACAATCCTTTAAATAAATACCATACTCTTTAGCAGCAGAACTGCTATTATCAATGTATATATTATTATTAGATAAACTAAATTTCCCACTATTTTGAACATCAATGCAAGGACTGAGAGTGTCATTATCTTTATAAAAAGTATTTTTATAAATGTTAGATTCATAAAGATTTTTCGCTATAAGCAACGCAGTAGAAACATTATAAGAAGAAGAATTAACATAATTGTTATAAAAATTAAATCTATAAAAGGTCCCTGTAGGCGTACTAAAAATACCATTATCTGTAAATATTTTACACTCTTTAATGGTAACATCGTCTGCACTAGTACCTAACGATGCAAAATAACCATTAGTGCTAGAAAAATTACAATTTTCTATAATTACGTTTGTTTTAAATCTAAATAAAGAACAGGGCGCAAACGTCCTACAATAAACCCCAGACACTTTAGACCCATTAGCTAATATCCATATTCCTGTATAATCCCCAGAAACTGCACCATAAACAGCACGATCAGCATTCTGCGATCCTATTACATTTACATAAACTGGTTGAGTAACTGGTCTATATATATAAACATTTCCTACTATTTTTAAATCTATATGCCCATGAATACCGCCTAAACCGTACATTTGTGAATAGAAAGTTGCATAAGCAAACGCAGAATCAAAATTGTCAAATGCAGCAACACAAGTAATTCTAGAACCAACAGACCAATCATCTACTAAATAACCAATTCCACGAGAAATATCATATGAACTAGCAGGAATAATAGCTCCACCAGCAGTTGTAATAATTCTTAAGAGAACACCCCTTTCTGGAGTATACATTCCAACACCTTCGTAAACCGATTGATTTTCAACATCTAAATTTTTTGAATACCCACAAACCCACTCAATAGCAATTGCTAAACTACTACTAAAAGGCGCTGCAGAAAAATCATCAATATGTAAAACACCTAAATAATCCAACCATAAAATACTCGTTTGATTATCAGGCAATAAAATATTTTCCCCTAAATACTCAAGACGTTTACCTTTACAATAATAGTTTCCCCCCAAAAGATGAATAGACAAACCCCCCAAAGAAGAAAATTCAAAACTTCCTGTAGAATCTCTCCCTAAAAGTAAACCTGAATAATTTAATTCAGAAGTTGTATCATATATTAAGCTGTTCAAAAAACTATCTGCTAATTGATCAGTGCCTAATGTTCCCCAAGAACGATTATCAACATAGCTGCGAAGAACACCATAGGGCGGATAACCTATACTCCCCCTTGGAACAACTGAATCATACCAATAAACTAATGACATAATTTTTAAATTCTGATCAGCAGATAAGGAAGCTCTAACAGTAATAGTATCTGTAAATATCCCAACACCTGTAGGTAAATATCTATCAGTAGCACCTACATCATCTCCAATATATAAATCTATCCAATCTACACCATTTAAATGAAATAAACGAATCACTTGTCCAGTTATCGAACTAACTGAAGGAGCAATAACCCTATAGGCTGATCCTCCTGCCCAAGAAAAAACAAAATCAACACCAGGATCGGAATTAACTTCCAAATCAAAAGTTCCAACTGGATGATTAGTTGACATTTCCATAATCCAAGTTCCAGTAACTGTTCTAGGATTAGGATAATAAGCCTTTAAGTTAGGTACTATAACTTCATCGTCATCAACATAAATTTCATAAAGTTTTGCACCTTCTTTCACCGTAGGACCTAAATAACCACTTCCAAAATTCGCAGCATCAAAAATTATACTTGTAGGATTAGCATTTATAAGTCTTTTTCCGTTTACGTAATACAAAGATCCTGGAGGCGGAGCCTGAATAAATACTGTATCCCCAGATGGTGAAGCAGTACTAATAGTTCCAGAAAAAGTAGCGCCATTACTTCCCTTCCAAATACCATTACAGTGCTCTACATCTTGGTGCTCATCCAACAAAGACAGATTTGTCCCTCCAAAATCATCTAAATCGTTTCCGTGAGGGTTATGCTCACTTATAATTCCTGTTCCAATCTTATTTCTATGAAGAACATCTTCTCCTGTAAATCTAGGAACTTCTTGATAATATAAATTTATTACCTGAACAGTCTCTGTATAAGGAACAACTAATCCAAGTGGTAATTGAGAAATAATTATTTCAAGCTTTATCCAATAACCAGAACCATCCGTTATTGTAATTATAGAATCAATAGAAACATTAGTTGCAGCAGAAATAACACCCCCTGGAGAAGTCCAATAAAACTTATATGGAGGAGCTGCCGTATCATCAAAAGTAATTGATCCGTTTCCAACAGGACAATCGGGATCAACTGCAACGACTGTTACCCCAGAAATATTAGGCAATACAGAAGGGTTAGTATATAAAATGTTGTTATACTCTGCTGAATTTGTAAAATTAACAAGCGGATTACCCGCACCCTCAGCAATAACCTTAGAAATTATTAAACAACGATCTTTAGCATCATTTGCTAAATTATTATCAGACAGCGGCAAGACAGTTGGATTATTAAAATCCGTTTCTGTCCAAACTCTCATACGATAAGTTGCCTCATTTCTTGACGGATAAATTCTACCATCGGTTTCATGCGGCATACTCTGAGTATTATTCTCAGTATAAACAGCACAAACAATATTAACAACCCCCAAAGTATAATTTGCTAGAGCAATATTTAAATTCGATCCAATCGCAATTATATAATCTCCCCTTGGAACATACCCAGAAAAGGGACCTACATCCACTCTATCCGTATTTAACGGATTAGCAGAAACTACCCCCCCAGTAAGAACACCACGAGAAGTAGCATCCAAGCGCATTCTAAGAATTTGCTCAGCTTTTGTTGTTTCAGTTCTTTGCAACAAAGTTCTATCAACTAAAACACCATTAGAAAATAATGAACCTTCCACTGTTTCACCTCATTATTAAATATACTAAATTGTCCAATTATTAGTCAAACCTGGAACATTTGGTGTAGTTCCATACAAATGCAAACCTTTTAAAACTAAAGATCTTATTCTAAAATCTCTCAAATCTCTTATTCCAGAAACCGATAAACGCAATTGATGAAATCTATGCCCTGCAATTTGATGAACATTTACATTTTCATTTTTATCAATAACATTCCAAGTAGCCGCTAAAACACCCAAAGCACTTGCTGCAGATCTATGTTCAAAAATTACATTCAAATTACTTCTAAGATAAACTCTAGGCTCATAATGCTGTAAATAAAACTGCCCATTAACTAAATAAGAAGCAGTAATTTCAATTGTAAAATCATCAACAAATTGCCAATGTTTCTTAGGAATTTCTACAGACTCTTGCGACAATTGAACAAACAATTTAGAAGTTGCTTTATTAGCATTAGACCTTTTCGTCAAAATAGCTCTTGAATTACTTGCATTAAAAAATAAAGGAGTTTCTGTATAATATTCCCCTTGAATTTTTTCAAGTCTTTCCCACAAATAATAATCAGCTAGCCACATATAATCACGATAAGTTGCTTGAAGATCTAAAACTGTAGTAGTAACTTGATAAATCAAATTATAATCAATTGTAAAAACATTTGCTAAATTCAAATCTCCACTAACAAACCAAGCTTGAGGAATTGAAATAGTATTAGCGGCACTAAATGACCACATATCATTAGGAACAGGAATTCCATTTTCATAAAGAATTGCTTCTGTTTGATCTTCATCAGAATAATAGGCTAAAGTTGAAACATAATCTGGTCCAACAAGAAACAGCGCAAGCTGTTCACCAGCTTGATTAAGAAACTCTGGATAAATATAAGAATATTTAATGGGATCAATCGATTGTATTTCACAGTTTATTAAACCACAAAACGAAAAATCTGCTTCATCTATTGCTCCAAAAAGATTTTTTGGTAACCCCAATGCAGTATACTCAGTTGCATCAAAAATATCTATTGAAGAATGAGCAGAAGAAATTAATCTAGACTGTCCCTGTTCAACTGTATTATCAGAAATTACCAAAGTTCTTGCCGAAATTATTGTTGGTGTAGTTCCAACAAGATTTGGCAAATACGAATAAATAACCTCAACATCAATAGAGCTAGCATCTGGAGCAATCAATTGATAAGTTCCATCAGCAATAACCGTTAACCAACCAACCCCTGGAGCAAATGAAGTTCCGTACGGTTGCCATCGTAATCTTTTTATAGACCCTATTGAAGTATATGAATATTCAAAAGTTCCACTTCCTACATTTGTGTCTGTAGAAATTGAGGAAACAGTTATTCCGCCAAATATAGAATTTGGTGAAATATCTTTGTGCAATAACCCCAAATATTTTTGCTCATTTAGAGTCAAAATTTCTGGTGACCAGATCCACAATAATTCACCAAATTTTTGTCTGTGCCTTGATCGGACAACTGTAGAATTTTGAAGAGACTTAGAAGTAATGTATTCAACTCCTACTGATAAATCATCTATTGTAACATCAACTCCTACAACGCTTCTATTAAAATCAACTTTTACTAAAACACCTGAATCTTCCCAAGTCAGAGGGGCTATTTCTCTATATTTTATTTCAGAAGGAATCACTGTTGAAAATTCAACATAAGTTGGCGACTCATAATTTGTTCCCCCAGCACTAGTAACGATCAATGTGGGAGTACTAGAAACCCAATTGTCTCCACCATCAAAAGAAAAACTTAATGTAGCTGTTGTTGTCCCCGCACCCAAACTGGAAAACCATCCCGATAATTTAGCCTCAAAACCTTCATAATCATAAAACATCCCAGAAATTTGTTGTGGATAATTTCTTCCTCTTGGAGTAGAAAAAGGTAAAGGAAATTTATTAACCTTTCCTGTAATAACTAAATTAGTAGTAGGAGCAGCCAGTTCCAAAATCTTCCACCTAAAAGCAGAAGAGGGATCAAACCTATCCAATTTGCTACTAAACAATGACGGGGAAAAAATTGAAGAAGCAATTGCAGAAGTAGTTATAAAAAAATTATCTGGCGTTTCTACAAAACCATCTAATACATCATCGCCAACTAAAATAGTGTCAGTCTGATTTGCTATAGGCAAACTTGATGTATCAACTTGTACCCAAAGCCCTTGACATTGATAATTAATCTCACTAATCCTAGAATAACCAATTGAAAATTGTGTAGTCTCAGTTGCAGGAGAAACTGCAGGTATACTAATATCTGCTATACATACATAAATTTTTAAAGTATTTCCAATAGAATCAGTTAGCGTATACTCTCCATCTTCTGTTATAGGAATCAAGGGACCAAGTGCTCCTAAAGGAGATTGCCAACGAAAACTATTTGGAGGAATTAAAGTATTATCATATACTCTTTGCAAAAAACAATCAGAAATAATATTAAAATATCCCAAAATATTTAAAGCAGTAACCCCAGCACGAATAATAGGAGCAAATTTAATATCTCCAGGAAGAACACCAAAAATCTCTGCATCACCATTGCTCACGCCGTTTTCAACTTCAACAGATCCTCCTATAACAATAGACTTAATAAGAACTTTTGCATTATAAACAGTAGCAGAAGCTGCATAAGGAGCACCATACTTAATATCAGCAAGCAAAGCGGCGATAATATCAACAACTACTTGAGCAGGTGTTGGATTAGGAAGACCAGTAACTAATGTAATATCTATTGTTCCTAAATTATCAATATTCAAATATATATGATTATTAGGCCCAATATTATATGGAGTACCTGAAACACTTCTTCCTAAAATAAAAGAAAATTCATTATAATTTGGTCCAGGTAAAAATAATTCCCCATCATGAACATCTACAGCAGTTCCAGCAGTTCCGTCCGGAAACCATCTTAGTCTTCTAGTTACAGAATCCCAAAACAAAATATGGGGAACACCCGGAACAGAAACAACATCAGGTTCAACTTTTACTAAATCAACACCAGTTATATTTCCAGTTGAATTTGTTAAATAATGGGATCTATCTAAAAACCTATGATTAACAAGCATATCTTGATCCAATACCCAATTCGGTCCCCATTTTCTTCTGCTATAACCAAAAGGGGGTACTTGAGTAAAAGACGAAACAAGATCATTTATACCTCCAAATTGTCCCCCCATACTTCGATAAGCTTGTCTTAATTCTAAAATCTGCGCCCTATAGGCTTCAATTCCCTGACCAGAATTAGCATATACTCCAATAGGTTTTCCATAAATCTCTTCCAACGCAGAAATTTCAGCAGTTTCTATTGAAGAGTTTGCACTTGCTTGAATAATACTAGTATCTATTACTTCTAGAGCCTCAGCATAAGAAGCTAGCCATAAAGCGTACTCTCTAACTGTCACATAAGTTTTTATTTTATAACCATCAACACCACTTACTAACGTTATTTCAACTTCCCCCCTTGGAAGAAGCCTTCTAAAAACAACATTACCAACAACATCTGAATAAACAGTTCCAACAAAAATCTCATTTAAATAAATTCCAAACTCGGTATTAATATAATCTGTTTCAATCCGTAATGTAGTCTCAGAATTTCGATAAGGAAGAACAATCCCCTTGTTTGAATAGAAACTTCCTAAAACAATAGAATTAACTAAATCTGCATATCGATCTACATTAGGAAAAGTCATTTTTAAAACAAACCTCTATTTACTAATGATGGAGTTCTAACTGTTGTATCTGAAATATCACTAACTTTATAGCCAAACTGCTTATCATCAACTAATGTGAGCCCCGGTAAAAAATAATACTCAAACGCTGAAGGTTTGGTTTGAACAGCATTTGTTACAACATGGACATGTACGTCACCCGCATATGCAGCTTCTAAATCTCTACTATCAATACTTGGAGGAGTAACTCCACGAAGTCTTAATTCGCTAACAGTAATAACATCATGAACAATCTGTTCTCCAAAAACTACATAAGGTCTATTAATAATATAATCAATTTTTGTATCAAATATTGCATAATTATCTGCCAAATTATCGACACCAAATATAAAAAAACTTGTCAAAATATTTGCTTGCTTACACTCGTATATTAAAAATCCATTTGCATAAAACTGTATAACACTTCTCCAACGAAGAAGTTTAATAGTAGAAACCCCTAATGTCCATGCACAAGAATAAGAACCAACTAAAATACCCCCTTTATAAACTACACAAGAAAGAGTCACAGATCCATCTGCTGCCAAATCAATACTAATATTTGAATAATTGTTAGGATCAGCATAAAAAGAAATTTTAAACAAAGAAACTAAAATAGGAGGATAAACAGTTATAATTGGTATATTTAACTTTACTTCATATTGAATATGATCAAATCCAGAATTCATTATAACAGCACCAATATCGCCAGCAACAACCCCAGAAGATAAATGTAACAAAGCACTACCAACTGTTGCCGATCCTCCACCTAATGAAATATCAGACCATTTTCCAGGATCTAAAATAGCCCCTTGAAAATCATCATCAAAAGTTGTATATTCAAAAGCACTTCCTAAAACAACAAAAGGCGTCCCACCTATTGATGGTCCGCTAATAGGAAGAACGTCTGTAAAAGAAAGACTTGGACCATATAAAATCCCAGTACCGTATTTGAATAAAGAAAATTTCATTATTTAAACCAAATTTATTACAAAGTCAGCATCAGAAATTCTTGCATAAGAATCCGGATTTACCAAAATATCTGATACACCAGTACTGCCAGAAATACTAAATTGATTATACGTCCAATTATCAACTCCATAAATTTTTCCTACAATTGAGGAAATATCAAATACCTCAACATCATTATCTAATTTCAAAGAATTTATATAGGATTTAACCGCACTTCTAACAAGATTCAAAACAGTTGCAGGGTTTCCAGCATTAACTTTCAAATTAGCATCAATTGCTACATTAAATTGTCTAGCTTGCCTAAAAAGACGATCAGCCCCCATTGTATAAAATTGTTCTTGCTTAAAATAAGCATCAAGAATATTAATCAACGAATTGTAATTGTATTGAATTACAACATCATCCCCTATATTAGGGTGTGCCCCTCCAGGAAGCCACCTAATTCCATCAGATGCCAAATTACTATAAGCATACTCACCTATTCCAGTAACAACTTCATAATCTATTCCCTGAGTATAAGTTAATCCAGTCGCAATAGAAGATACAGAAGAAATAGAAATTATAGGCTGAAAATCTACTGATTGCAGCGTATAAATCCCCTTATAATAGGTTACATAAGATCTACTTGAAGCAGAAGTCCCTAAAACCCAAATATCAATTGCTCCAGCATCATCTTCTTCTCTTGTTAAATAAGTATTATTTCCATAAACTATGTAAGCATCTTGCACACTACTTATATTATCTAGTATAAAGCTTTTCAAACCATTTGGAGTATTTATTTTAGAACCTGTAATATGTAATAAATATCTTGTTGCTAATGCGCTATTAGTTTCAACCCCCAATCCCGTTGAAGTAGCTGACTTATTAGTAACATCGTCAAATTCATCTAATGGTCTTTTAAACTGAGTAATTGTATAAGCACCAACATTAGCTGTTCCATTTTTTACAACACTTGCTACTTGAACATCCAATTCATATTTTCCAGTAGTTACATTATAATAGCTACTGGCAGAAACAGCATACATCGTTTTTGTTTCAATAGTTCGAAACAAAACAGTAGCACCTGTTTCTGGATTTACCGTAGATCCTAATGGGAAATTTATTGGAACAGTAATGTCCACTATTGGAACAGTTACTCTAGAAAAAGTTGCAACAGTTACAGAACTAGATCCATTCCATCTAACCATACACTCATTAAATACAACACCGTCAACATCATCAGGAGAAAGTCTATCAGCATTTGACAAACTCATAAGATTACTTAAATAAACAACTCGATCATTCTGATTCTCCAGCACTTCGGCAATCGGATCAATCTGTAAATCTCTAATTGGTCCAATTCTAGTATCCAAAGAAGTGTCTCGTGTATTAACACCAGTTGCTATTTGATCAGCAAAAGTATCTGAAGTAATTTTTTCAACAGTCATTTCCTAAGTCCTTGTCTTACCCTTAACAGCAAAATTAGCGGTACCATCTTCAGTCAAAACATTTACTGAAAATCCATAATTTCTAGGATCTTCCATTAATTGCCAAATTTGAGCCGGAGAAAAATCATAAATCAATTCCTTTGGTCCACGTTGATCAAAAAGATAATCTTGTTGAGCTTTTTTCAATCTCGATAAACCAACCCTCACCCTTGCTTGGAAATCAGAGGCTACAGGGAAAATAGAAAAAGAGGTGGCAGTATTTTCAGTATCAGATCCTATCAATTTATCTAACCCGCAACCTAACCCGGTAGAAGGTCTAACATCAGTAGTCAAAACAAGAGCAACATCCTGTCTAACTTTTTCATTATCATTAACAAATACATAACCATTATTTGTATATGATCTTACAATGTCCCCATTATAAATTTTTAAAGATTTCGCCATTTTTTACTTCTTACGGAACAGCATTAACAGCCTCATTAATCAAAGCATTATACAAAGCATCATCAAGTACATCTAAAGTTGCTTCCAACTGAGCTTTTGTAGCGGTCCAATAAACCAGTAATCTGTCAAAATTACTTGTCAAACTAATTATGCTAAAATAACGATCTTTATAAATAGAGAAAGCACTTAAACTTCCTTCCAATAACGCCATTAAAGGATCTGTAATATAATGATAAAATTCTGGGCAAAGATCTGCTCCTGGAGGACCTAACCCGTTTAAAGCTCCTAATATAGAATTTTTAATTTTTTCTATAAGCGCCTCATAAGTACCCCAAATATATTCTTCAAGATATTTTGTGGGATCCCACATTGCAATCTGTGCACGAAGCCACATTATTTGTGCATCAATCATTAGAATAGCCTTTTCAAGCAAAGATCTTAAAGCCTGCAATACAGAAGATCCTTGTTGATAAAGCCATTCTGCAACACATTTTGCTACTGTTTGAGCACCTGAAGGCATTCTACATTACCTCAAATTCCAAATTGTCAATTTTTATTATACCACCACTAGTATCGATATTTATTATTTCAGCAACCGAATCTGCAGCTTCTTCATTCGTTAATGGTGGGTCTGCATGAACATTTTCATCAAATACATTTTGCAAATCTTCCGAAAGATCGCTCAACTTACTAGGGGCAATTATTTCGGTAGCATTTGCAAAAAAATTTGATGGAACATTTATCATACCTTGCCACCAAGCTTGAATGCCTGCTTGCAATTTATCTGCCCCTGCATCTGACTGAATAATTCCTATCAAAGCACTTGCCATATTACTTTCCAAATCATCTAAATAAGTTTGGAGGATTAACATATTTGGAAAAGAAATCAAATAATCTTCTACATCAACACTTGGCGAACTTTGCCCAAGAAAATCTTTAGTCCTTATAAAATTTTCTGTATCAAACTCAGAAACCAAATTATCAGACTCCCCTGTCAAACTACAAGAAATTACTACAAAAGATCCTGATTTATCCACTAATCCTAAAATACTATTTACTCCTATTTTTAAAGTATCTGTTTCAACCAAAATATTACTAGGTTCCAAAATTTCCGACTCAGCACTTGCAACTTGAAAATATTCTCTCCAAGTATTTGTCCAAGCATCTATAACCGTTTGTTCATCCATACATGTTTCAAAAGACATTATAAGATTTTTCAATCTTTCTTTTGTTAACATTCCCATTCTATTTTCCAATAATCAATGTAGATAAAACATTTGGAGCTTGAGCTAATACAGAAGGAAGTTGGACTGCTAATTCAACAGATGGACTCGAAGGACCCATAGACGTTGGATGAGTATGAGATATTAAAGCAGCTACTAGTGTTTGAAATAAAGAAAGCCAAGTTGCACCCTTCATATAAGGTTCAGAAGCACTTGTTCCCCCTAATTGAATAAGAGTATCGCTACTTATTGAAACTGTTAAATTACCACTTATATCAACTCCTGCAACTCCTGAAATACTAAACTTTCCAATAGATGATAATTCTATTGTAGAATTTGATGAGATTTTTGTGCTAAGATTTGAAATTTCCCATTTAGATAAATTAGTACTCCAATTCCAAGCAGTAGCTGTAGAAGCTACCAAAGCATAATTTCCAAAAGCATCTACAGATTCTTCAAAAACATTTAGCAAACCTGTTGTATCAGATGCTGCAAAATATCGTCTAACCGGCTGCATATTATCCGAAATTCTTATAGAAGAACCTGTTACAGAATCTTCCATAACATCTCCTATAGAAAATTCTGCTAACGAAGCTCCACTTGGGGTACTATTGTTCCATTTTACTTTCCAAGTAGCCTCTTGTGCATAATCTAGAATAGCACCTCGAACTGTTGGCACATAATCTTCTTCTGTATCAGTTGGAAGAATCAATCTTCTGACAGATCCAAACCTTGCTTCAGAAACTCTTGCCCGATCAATTATTAAAGGACTTGAAATATTAATATCAGAAGAAGGACCGTTAACCGCTATTGAATTAGCGCCTGAACTTACTTTTGCTCTGTCTCCTAAATATAAATTTGATTGTCTAGCAGATTTAAAATCCCAATCCCCTGGCTTCATTACTTTTCCAGAAACTTCACTCCAATTTATTCCCCCAGTACTTTCTTCTACAGCATCTGCTTTTGCGAGTCCTGTATAAAAAACAGCACCATAACCAAGAGCGTGTAAAACTCCATCAGAACCAAATCCTACTAAAAGAACATCACCAACTTGTGGGATATACCTTCCCCATGCAGAAGACTTATAATCAATTTTGGAACTATCTGTTGTAGAAGGAGGAGTAGACAAACCTAATAAAGGAAAAGTAACTTCCTCTACTTGATTCAATTTCTCAATTTTTACTACACAAGTCCCTTTTTCTACATGAACCTCTTTAACCTGTGCCCTATGAGTTGCAGAAAATATAGAACGGTGATCTGCATTTCTCTTTCTAAAACTATTTGCATCAGGCAATATAGTGTTCATCGGCATTTTAATTTTTATCCTGTTTAGTTCTATTTGTAGATCTACTCATAAACTCTTTATAATCAAAAGGCTTTGCCCGATCATAAAAATGGCGATAAATCTGATTGCCCTCTTTATCAACAGTACCTGACCAAGCTTTTATGGAATTCAAATTAACAGAAGTTGTTAACCCACTATTCCAAACAAAACTGTGTGAAATACTAACAATATTTGCACAATAATTTTTAGACTTAAGTTGCAAAGGTCTGTTCACCATCAAACCAAACCTTGGAATAATATTTACAGAAATAGATCTTGCTTCTGCATTAACCCTGGACAAATAAAGAGCAGCAGCCAAAAAGGCACCATCATCAGTTCCAATAGCGGTATTTATACCGCCTGTATCAACTCTAAACCCTAATGTAGGAACCATTGCCATATCAACAGCCCCTACGTAAGGTCTATCAATATTCAGGGACTGCTGAAATGGAGTAAGATTTCTTTCTACAAGATAAATAGTAATAACTCCACGATCTGAAAAAGTATTTGAAATACTAACTTGTTCATCTTTTGAAATTACAAACTCTTTAGAATAATCAAAAAAGCCTTCTTTCAAAGGTTTACTAAAATCTATAAGATCTGCGTCTTCAGTATTCATCTTAAAAGAAAGATTTGTTAATTCAGTTGCTTCTTTTTCTGTATACTTCCCTGAATATTGTTTTTGAAAAATTTCATCATATCTTAGCTTATTTGTTTTATTTGTATCTGTAAGATCTGAATCTTGTGCTTTTATCCCAAAAAAATCTTTTGGTTCATGATCATAAAACGGATGTTCAAATACCAAATCACCTTTAGGCGTAGAATAAAATCTCCAATCAATAGAACTAGCCATATCGTAGAGCATAGACAAACGATCTTTAAAAACAGAATGCGCAGCAAGAGAAGACCCTGCATTAAGACCTTTATCAAGAACGCCTTCACTCGTTACATCAGATAAACCTGCAGGAGCAAAATAAAAAACTTTTCCATGTCCTACAGGATAATTTATAATATCTGTTCCAATAGTATAAATAACTTGATCAACATTCATATTAGAATAATTAAAATTAGATTTATTAGAAGTATCATTTCTCATATTTTCTAAATCTGAATATCTTACACGATGATGAATTACTTCATTCCAATTATAGAAATCTGTGGTACTTTGGGCACCATAAACTTCATCAAGTAGAGTTGGTGTACCATAAACATAAAAATGAACACCATAACTATTATCTTTACGTTTAAAAGGAACACCTCTAGGAGTAACAATTCCCTTCCACTGTAAGTCCTTAACTCTTGCTGCTCCATTAGATTGAAATTTCTTAACTACGTCGTCAACCGCACCTTTAAATAATTCTCTAGTCTTTTCTACAGATACTTGATAAGTATCATCTAATGCAACATAATTATAAGCCTCTTCCAGTGTTACTCCAAAACGAGCAATTGCAAAATCAACAAACTCGGTCTCACCTTTCAAGCTATCAATCATCTCTTTAAGCGCAAATATGTAAGGATCAAAATGTTTAATAACATAATCAGAACCAAAAAATATCAATTCCAAAATTTCTTGTACTCTCAATCCTGAAAAAATCTCCTTCATTAAAACAAGACCAGATTGAGCAGCAGTACTTTTTCCAGATTGATCAAACATCTCTAAAACTTTTGCGATATTTGCATCTAAACCAAAAGCATTCAATTGTGTAATGGCGTATCTAACCATTTTTGAGACATCTGTACAAGTAATAGTAATCTGAGAATCTAAATTCACTCCTTCATTCTCTGTCATAACATCAACAAATCCAGTAAACGCCCAATACCAAACTCTTGGATCAAATGGGTCCCTCATTGCAACCCTTACAGGATCATTTGCATGAAATATACAATCTTCTTCTTGATAAGGATAATCAAAAGCCAACCTGTTTTCATAATTCAAAAATTTTAAATCCATACTTTCAGAAGCAATTAATTGAGTTTTATAAGCGCTCTTAACCCTCACTACTTGCTGTTTAATATTATATGATAATTCTCCCTCATTCCAACTACCCATAATAAAGTTATTAGCATCCCAATCTTTAGACTGTTTTTCTTTCTCTGATCTAACAGAAACCATAACGGCTTTAGCATCATCTATAGTAAGATTTGTAAAACCCATTGAACCAAGAAGATAAATAAGTTCTTCATCACTTGCCAAAGAAAGCCTATAAATAACTTCATTAATAACTTCACTAGAAAGATCAAAACTTGGTTGGTCACCACCTAAAGGATAAATTATACTATTCTCAGTAGAACTCTTTGACTTACTATCACTAATAGCCTTCCTAGCCTCTGCTATTTTCACCATATCAGAATGTGTAATTATATATTTTTTGTCTTTATTTGCTAAAGTTATTGAACAAACAGAAGGCGCCCGTTCAATAGACCCACCTGATTGAGTTGTTTGAACTGAAATAACATCATTGCTTACTTCGAATCCATAAATAAAAACTCGACAAGCAGGAAATGCAGGTTTATACAAAGCTTCTGTACTTACCTGTTCCTGCATAAAATCAATATTTGAATCTTTTGTTGACATTATTTTTAATATGCGTTTGTAAAAACACTTCTAAGATTTTCTGTCAAAGTAGTGTACAAATAGTCCATAGAAGGAATACTTGCCAAAACGGTAAACCCAAATGTATAATTTTTGCTAAAAGGTTCAGCAGCATCGTCTGTAAAATCCATAACTCTTGTGAAATGCCCAATAAATGTTATAAAAGTATTTCCTAATAATGGACTACTATATGTTATATAGTAATATACTGGAGCACCAGTTTTAGGATCAACAACAGGCTCCCTTGTCAAAGAATACAAATTCCAAAAATTTGCTAATTTAGAAGCACCTGATGAAGAATATCCTGAACCTTGAATTTGAACAGCAGCAGGATCTGATTCTGAAACATCTCTAGCACTTTTTGATAAATTGTTTATCCACTCTATTGGACCTTTATCCTGAATCTGTGTGCTAAACATTCCATAAATTCCATTAAAAATAGTCCCATTCTGAAGATTTATGTTCCCTGTTCTTCCTGAAAATTCCAATTCAAGTAAATCATTATTTCTTCCTACAGCATTGCTCCAATGAAAAATAACTTTACCACCTTGTGTATCCTGTGTTGTAATTCTTTTCGCTTGTTTGAATCCGACATTTGTCGGATTCATAAGCATAGACACTCCTGGAACCTTCAATCTCTTCCTATATGAAGAAGTAAGATAGAAAGGAACCCTTAGAACTTTGTCTTCATATGGATTAAAAGCTCTTTCCAAAACCTGTGCAAAATTACTTACAACAGTAGCTGATTCACCTGTATTATTTGCAAAAATACTCATTAATCATTTCCTCTACCTATATATGGTTTATCTTCATTATTTAAATAAGATTCCTCAACAGTCTCACCAATATTTTCACGAATATATTTAGACTTTTCAGAAGGTGAAAGATATTTAGATCCTTCTCTAGACCTTGATACATCAACCCATTCAGCCGGTCTATTTCTAACATCTACGTGAACAAATGGTAAATTAGGATAGAAACCTTTTCCAATAGGTTGACCAACTTTTCCACTTCTCAAAAACCTAAACAAATCCTTATTAGCAACTCCTTGGACTGCTATATCCATAGCTTGCCCTCTTGTATGTGGATTCTCTTTTCCACCTTCATCTTTAACAGGAGCAGATCCTCTAAAAACCTTTATTTTCTTTCCAGGATATTGTTCACTAATCTTAGACAAAACATCAGCTAATCTCGGATCTAAAGTCTTAACATTTTCTTCTGATTTTCCTGATTTAGAAAAAGAAGACAATCTAGACATTGAGCTAGGATCACTAAAATCAACATTCATAGACTCTCCTGTTTTTGCTTTCATAACAGAAATTTTATTTTTATTGCTTCCTACATTTGATTTCTTGCTCAAATTTGGAACACTAATATCAGATGAACCTTCATACAAACCAAACTGCAAACCGCATTTTGGACAATTTCCTGAAAGATAAACTACTATATTTCCTGAATCATCAACCCCTTTAGAAACTATTTGTAAACCACCACCTACCCACTTTTCCTGAGAAGACTGCGCAAAAGCCTCTAGAGCCGTTTGTGGCTGTCTTTCCTCTGGGATTGGTACATTGTATACCCCTGCTTCTTTAATCGGAATAGGGACCATTACAACGCTTGTAGGACCAAATATACTGCTAGGTGTTAGTGGCGTAGATTGTCCTGCACCTTCTTCAGGCATTTTTCCTGTTTTGTAATCAACATTCCAAGCATTATTAAGCATATCAATAGAATCTTTAAAAGCTGAGTCCATCATCGACATTCCAGCTTCTTTAAGTTTTTTCATGCCTGTATCAAGCCATGCTTCATCCTCAGCCTTATTCACGTTAACAGTCTTATCTATTTCGGCTAACAATTTTTTATTAGCTCTTTCTCCTTTTTCTCCTTTAAATAAATTTGCAATCAATTCAATACTATTTCTGAAATATGAAACCATAAAACCTAATACTCTTGAAACTTTCCCTAATAGCCACCTTCCAATATCTGAAATTCCTTCCATCCACTTATTATATGATTTATAAAAATCAGAAACTTTATCTCGTTCTCTTTTAAAAGTTCCACCAAGCTCGTCTTGGAACCTCTTCATACTATCCTTTAACCCTTCTTTAGTTTTTACATTTCCACTTTCAACCGCCTTGTTCCATTCCAAGGCTAATCTTGATCCACTTATTCCAAAAATATTCATCAATACTTGTCTAAGTTCTGCTGGATTTGGGACTCTACTTTTTATTATTTCTACATGCTTGTTTATAAAATCTGAAAATTGCTCTGGAGAAGCACTTGTAAATCTTGCTATAGCATCCTCATATCTTTGTTTTGCTTCAAGCCCTTTTCCATAACCCATTTGCTCTCCAAGAAATAATTTCCAATCGTTAGAAATACCTGTCAAACCTTGAGCAACTTCCCCCAAACCTTTAGCCACTTCTTTTGCTGCTAAATGCTTGGGAACATTAATATCCTCAAATCTTTTTTGAAGTGTATAGAGCATTTCAGAAATATTACCAATTTTAAGCCCTAAAGAAGAAATTGAATCAGTTGCTTTCTCTATATTAGAAACAAAGTATTCAGCACCAATTCCAGATTCTCTTCCAAAAAATATCATTTCCAAAACTTTGTCTTTAGCTTCACTCATAGACATTCCAAAATCTCTTGCAAAATTATTCAATCTATCAGCAGTAGTACCCGAAGCTAAACCGAACATTTTATCAACAGCTAAAGTAAGACTTACTAAACTCTCTCCAACTTCTCCCATACTAGGGGCAATAACAGTGTCCATGGTTTCTTTAATTCCATGACCTGCATTAATAAAAGCTTGTTCAATACTATAAATTTCCTCTTTAGGAATCTTTGCATAATGCTCCATGTCATATGCAAAGTTTTTCATGCTTTCGCTAGCTTTTCCTATTAATCCTTTGACCCCACTGTCAAAAGCATTGATCATAGTATTTCTAGCTGTTGCAGCCATGGTTTTAGATTCTTGTTCTCTCTCAGCCCCCATAGCCATCATGACAATTCCACCAGCTAAAATATTACCAGGAGTAGGAATGTGAAGTTTATGTAAAGCGCCTGAAATCGTATTCCTTATAGATTTTATCTCATCTATTATAATTTTTGGCGCACTAGATTTATCTTTTGTTTCCTTCCTTGCTTTCTTTCCTTGTTCATCTATTGCTTTAGGGGGATTAACATAAGTAATCATAGATTGCAAACTTTTTCTCTCATAAACATCAGAAAGCCCTTTAGAAAATTTTGAAAAAATTTCACTAGACTTTTTAATAGGATCTGAATAATTATCTATAACACCAAATTTACTTATAAATGAATCCATTATCAAAGTGAATTTATTAAATTGTTCAAAAGTTGGATTGACTAATTTTGATAAACTATCCAAATTGTCTTTCGTAACTGTTGATGTTAGAACCTCTTTCAACTTTATCATAGAAGAATTTATTGTTTCAAAATTCTCTTTATTATCTTTAGAAGTTTCAGATACAACTCTGCCTAATTCACTAAGTTGAAATTTAACTTCCTCTAATCTATCAAGATCTATAATCATTTTTATGGAGAATCCAATACCGTTTGTACTACTTGCCTAACTTGACTATTGGGTATAACCCCTTGAACAGTTCCCGGAAAAACATTTAAATAAGGCTTATTATTTTCCTCCTCTTTCTTGGCTTTATCTAAATATTTTTGCGCAAAATCAGCAGATTTTACTTTAGCCGCTTTGTCTGCTTCTGCTGCTTGTTTAGCTCTTAATTCATCATCTGTTGCCATACCTGCAGCCATTTGAGAAACACTTTTACCAAAAACAGGGATATGCCCTTTAAGGACTATACTGGCCATAATCTCTGCTATTTTATTATTCATTAAACTAAGTTCTGTATCTATTCTTCTTTCTATTTTTTCAGCTCTTTCATCAATTTCTTTTTGAAGATCTGATCTATAGTCTGCTTTAAGAGAATCCATAACAGGTTTAAACATCTCACCAAATTTTTTACCTAAAACATCACCAAGCCCTGACACACCTTCAATAAAATTATTACTACCCTTTTCCATTACTCCATATATTTCTGAAAATTTACCCTGTATAATAGCAAGAGATTGATTAGCTGATGCTTTTTCAGCTTTACTTGACAGGGGATTCATAAGAGTTCCAGCAGCCCCAATAGCTATTGTTAAACTTCTAAATCCAGTAATAATAGAAGCCATTAAAGCCGAAGTAACTTGCAAAAGACCTTGACCAATTTTTGCCATATTATCTATCAATCTTCGTTGCATTTTTTGGAAATCAGAAAGTTGTGCGCCTTCCCTTTTAAAAGTATCTTCAAATAATTTTTTTTGCTCAGGGGATAAATCTTTTAATGCTTGACCTGCCCTAAACTTCTCAGCCATAGCAATAAAATCTCTTGCTTGATTTACACCCTCAAGGCCACTAAAACCAAGAGTTTGCCTAACCATTTCTACTAATAAACTTTTATCAGTTCCTGACTGTTCTTTCATAAGATCATAAAAAGATTTTATATAAAGCGCCCCTGCTATAGCTCTTTTTTCTTTTTCTCCAGACATAAGCTCTTCAGCCATTCTCACTTTTCCAGCTTGAGCAGTTAATTCTGGGTACATTCTTCTTGCTAAAGCTAATTGAATACCTTCAGGTAAACTTGTTAACCCTCTTGAAATTGCTTCAACAGATCTAGCCGCTAATTCCCCCCCTTTATGTGGGTCTATTCCAAGATCAGCATATCGTTTTTTGATAGTTTGCAACATTTGAGCAACGTCGCCCATCTCAAAACCATATTGAGCCAAAGTGGAAGAACCTGATAAAACTGCTCCTGTAAATCTTTGAATATCCATTCCTGAAGATTGTGCTGCAAAACTCAATTTAACCATTTTAGAAGTTGCACTCTCTATAGACATTCCATATTCACGAACTAATTCTAACGATCTTTGCATAGAGGTTCCACTAGAAAGTTTAAACAGTTTATCCAATGCAATAGACGTTGAAAAAACATTTGCATGAACATCTTCAAAACTCTTAGATACAGGAACCATTTTATCAGTTATTTTTATTCCAGCATTAGCAACTTGATTTACAATTCCTTGAATTTCTTTCCTTCCTATACCGAATTGAAACTGTGCTTCCTCAGCAAATCTTGCTAATTGAGCAGAAGCGTTCTTAGTTCCTTTTTCAAATACTCCTCCAGCCGTTGCAACAGCCGTGGTCATTTCAGCAGCTTCTGCACCTTTTCTCTGTTTCTGCTGCTCACCCAGAATCATAAGCCCAATCAACCCACCTAAAAATCCACCACCAAAACCAACTACACCAGGAACATTTCCCATAATTCCAGAAATAGCCCCCTTAGCATTTCCAGCCTCTGTTTTTATGAAATTGAGCATTTTCCCAGAAGCTTCCTTGGATTCCTCTAATGCCCTTCTAGCCGATGCTAGTGCTTTCTCTGCCCTCTGTATTGTCTCCTCTGCTTTCTCGCCCTCCTTGGCAGCTAGGGACATTTGCAGAGCAAAATCAGAACCGCCTACAGCAGCGCTTGGTATAGTAAGACCGGCAGGAACTTTTCCCCTTTCATCAACCTTGCTAAAAGCCTTCGTAATATCTACAGAACCAAGAGTGGTCAAACTCTTTACAATAGATTTTGAATACTTGCTAATATTTTCGAAATATTTCGAAATATATTCGACATTTCCTAGCGGTTTAGAGTAAAAAGCATTTAATTTTTGGAATGAGGCGTCTAAAGAACTTGATAAAACATTAATTCTTGAAACTAAATTGTCGAGAAATTTTTCGGAATCTTCCGAAAAACTTTTAAAAGTATTTGATAAATCTACATACTGTTTCTGTAAATCAGAAATATTCCTTGTTATTTCATTGAAATCAAACGAAAGTATGTAGCCCTCTGGACCAGGCATTGCTCACCTAATACTCTATTAAAATTTTGGCTTTATTAGCGGTTCTTTCCAATCTATTTGATTTAACAAAAATATCTTCATCCTTCTCAAGATCTTCCAATGATTCTAACATACCCTTACTTGAATTCTTTGAACCACTATTCATAAATTTCATATACTTTCCAATATCTTTAGGATCAATAAATTCAGGAATATCAATATCATCAGGCTTTTCAATAAGATCTTCATCTGGTATTTTATCAAAATTTTCAAGATTCTTTTGAGCAACACTCTGATCTATTCTTTCTTGCTCAAACAATTCTTGATTCTTTTTGATAATCTCAGCAACCATTTCAGGACTACCTGTCAAAATAGCTAGCGGAACAAATTCGCCAGCTTTCGGTCTACGCAACCGATAAGATTCAGCGGTACTTTCGCCAAACTTTGACAGAATCTCTTTCTCTTCCTCAGAAAGATCTTCATGAACAGGCATTAAATTCAATCCCAAGAGATTTATAATACCGTTCTTAACAAGATCAGCAATACTCATAAATTTTTCTATCTCTTTTTCCTCAAGTGCATATAAGCTCTCTAATTCAAACCGCCATTGAGAATCTGTCATACTCCTTGTATTAGGATCACTTATTAATATTTTCTTCCTAGACAGTACCTCTGATTTAACACGAAGACGCGCTTCTATTTCTCTCCAAACAGGGAAAGTTCGATCTAGCTCGACTAGTTCTTTTTCTCTTCCAATCCCGAACTTTCCCCTGACAAGTTTTTTAGTTCTGTCTGAGCAGTTCCTTGACGCATAACAAGTTTCTGCCAGCATTCATGCATCTCATTAACAATAATCGAAGATTGCTTCAAAAGAAAGTCTTTAAATAAATGCGCTGCAATAAGTTGTTTATCATCTTCGTACTTAAAAAATAAATGCCTAAGTGTTTCGTTCTTCTTTTCTTTAACTTCTTTATCAGGATCTTCATCATTAACACTAACTTGCTTCATTTCACTTGCAAAAATATCTTCAATTGAATAACCATCAATTGCACGAATACTAATCGCAAGCTGAGAAACTCTAGCACTCATTGCCAAAGTAAACTCATTATCTGCACGCATATGAGAAATTGACCAATTGTTTTCTTTGTCATTCAAAAGTTTGAATAAATACTTTTTTCCGCGAATTTCAAACTCTTCTTGAAGAAGGAACCCTTTAGATTCATTCTCAATATCTAGCAAAATACTTCTTAGATCTGTAGACATTTTCTACTTCTTTCCCCTCTCTTTATTTAAGAGGTTTTGTTTAAATTGATTTGTCCTTAAAAAGGACTATAAGACTAATATACTAAAAGACTAAAACCACTCACTTATCTCATTCCATATTTTATTAGCAAGTGCTTCGCCAACTGCAGAAATCTCAGAAGTTTTATATTTCCTTGAATAAACTAAGGTTGCATTTACACGAGTAATTTTATCACCATTTGCAGAGTGGTTTCTTCCCAAAGAAGTAAACCAACAACCTGTATATGTCCAAGATTCTTCTGATCCATCAGGCTTTTTCCATTTCTCATTTATGGTAAGAGGATTTGTCTGATCAGTTAAAACATAAATATTAAAATCAGGACCCCAAGCTTCTTCCATTCTCTTATTAAATAAATCAAATCGAACTACATTAATAGTGAGATTGCTAATAATTCCTGGAATATTCTCGAAAACATGCCCTGTAGAAGCAGCATTTATTTCATATGTAGGAGTAACTTGTCTTGATTGTTGAGGTGCCCAATCCTGAATCCTTGCAACTGTTACACCATTAGACCTAATAGTTATTGCATGGTCTGTTCTTGTAGCAGTATTTGGAATAAGGTTCATTTTGGAATTTGTTTAAAAAGAAGACTAGGATCTTTTCTTATAAAGATAAGCAATAGAAGCATTTACTTTCGTAATTTTATCTCCCCCTGCAGAGTGATTCCTTCCTAAAGAAGTAAACCAACAATTTTTATAGATCCAAGTTTCCGTAGTTCCATCCGGGTTTGTCCATTTCTCCTGAATGTCAAGAGGATTATTTTGATCAGTTAACATAGTAATATCAAAATCCTTACCCCAGGCTTGCTCCATTTTTTTCGTGTACAGATCTACTCTATTAACAGTCATAGTTAGTCCAGCCAGATTACCAGGAACTAAATCCACAGGAGCGCCACCATTTGATGCATCAAGTTCATAAACAGGAGTAGCCTGTCTTGATTGTTGAGGTGCCCAATCCTGAATCCTTGCAACAGTTTCGCCATTAGCTCTAATGGTTATCGCATGATCAGTTCTAGTTAGAGTTACGGGAAGTCCCATTTGTTACTCCTTAGTTAAACTATGCCGTAAAAAACGGATTATCAACAGAATATTCGCCAAAAAACCTCTTGGCAACATATTTCAAATTAAACCAATATTTAAACAGATAAGACCGTGGATCTGATGGATCTGGAACACACTTAATATCTGTAAGCAAATTAATGTCCCTAACAGATCCATTAGAGTTTCGATAAGGACCAATATTACCTGCTCCAATTTGAGAAGTAATCGCAATAGAAATCCAATTCTTAATATCAACTATAAAATCAGTAAGATCATCAGGGGTAACACCCCTGCAATTAGAATCTAAAATACTTCCAATTGCTCGTGTAACAGCATCTTTTTGTGCCGAAGAACTTGGCTCCTCAAATTGAATAACTCTACCCCCACCAGCTTCTGTAGTAAGAGGATCAAGCATCACAATATTTCCAGCTTCTAGAGTATTAACATTAACACCATTGCCCGCAAGTGTATAGCGCTCAGCTTTCAAATAAGTCTCAAAAGTAGAATCAGTCAAAAACCCAGTAATAGTTTTGCCAAGCATACTATATGAAGGTTTTGCTAATGAGACATTAATAGAAGCATCTGCAACAGCAATGTATGAACCATCAAGATCTACAGTAACTTCACTACCATGCTCCATAGTAACTACGCGAGAGATACTACAAGGAGAACAAAGAATTTGCCTACCACGACCAGTTGAAGTAGCTGCTGCTTGAAGAGTTCTCGTTGCTCGATAAACTAAAGTATCCGGCGTGTCAGGATCACCAACATCAGTCCCCCTTGCCATTCCGTACCAGCCTCTTCGCCATTTCTTTTCAGTCAACGAGCACATATTAGCAACATGCCCCATTAACTTAACCGCAGTTGCTTCTGAAGTATCCAAAACAGCAACATCTGTAATTAGGCTTGCTTCTTCAGCACCATCAATTGCGGTATTAATCTGACTTTGTGTTGGAGTTCCTGGAGCTGTAGAATCATTAATCTGAACAAGGTACAGCGATGCACAACCATTCTCAAAAGCGATTTCTCCAGCAATTGCCAACTTATTTCGTGGATAATTGGACAAAGTAATTGGCGAAGTATAAGAATACAGTGCATCAGGGCTATAAACTCTGGTTGGAGTATTATAATCAGTAGTCGGTCTAGTATAGTCGTAAGTACAATAATAACTAGCACCAAATGATGGTCTATTTCCAACACCAAAAGTTTCATACGGAAGACTCAAAATGGCAATACCAAAAATATTTGGAATAGTAGTAGCAGCAGAATTATATAGCTCAATAGCAGAAGCTTGACCCTTTTCAAAAGGATAATTTTCGAATTGATGAGGCGCTGTAATAACAACAGTAGTTGCAACAACTGTTGCGCAATAGGCAAATTCTGGACCTACATTTGTATTTAAATAAACATTAATATCATTGGCAACCTGTGTAGGAGTTGGTGTACCTGGAATTCCAGAAGTAAGTTGAATTGTCCAAGGCCCTAACCCATTAATTGAAATTTTAATTTCATCATTAACCCCAACAGCCATTGGAACCCACGTAGCAGCTAATTGCGTAGTAACTGCTGCCTGACTCCATAAAACCGTATCCCAATCAACTAGATTAGTAGTCTCTTCAAAATCTGTAGTTTCAACATAGCTTGTTCCACCAGGAAAAGATCCGACAGAAAGAAGATCAATCAGGGGATTAGTTCCATTTGCAAGGGCTAATGGATCTGTCAAACTATCAATAGAAACGTAGTCAATAGTATAGTCATCAACAGCAGAATACACATAATCTATAACATAAACAACACTAGTCCCTTGAACCCCAAGTAAAGTAGTAGGTACCCAAGCACCATTACTTACGGTAGAGGCCATGTCAAGATGAACACCAGCAGTTTCAAAAGATAGAAAAATCTTTACATCGGAAGCAGAAGTGCTAAGTGGACTGGTAATAACTAATCTATCATTAGGAACTGCCCCAGTAATAGTACTAAAAACTGAATTATATGCCGCACCATAGGCAGGAACTGCAGCCAAAGCAGCATTTAATTCAGTTTTAATAATAACAAGTGTAGTACCCGCACCTTTAGTAGTCAAAGTCAACGTAACAGGATCAATACCATCAAGAGAAACCGTTAAAAAGTGCTTAAGAGTAGTATCCATTGCAGCACCACCAACAGCAGTACCTGTCAGTTTGCATGGATCAAACCCCCAATCTCCTAAACCAAGAGCTTGAGAATTTCGATAAACAACAGCATTATTCCTGTCTCTATTTGAGACCTGAAGAAGAGTATCAATATGTGGTGATCCCGCCGAAAGAGTTAGAATCTCCGAATAAACTTTTCCTCGAATAACTGTTTCGTCTGTCACCCTCTTAGTTCTAGGAGCAATACCAACTAGACACAAAGTTCTATCTGACACTGTAGAAGTGGCACCTGGAACAATTCGTTCTGTTATATAAGTTCCTGGGTCAACGTATGATGAAACCATGTTTTTACCTCTTCTAAAAAATAAAGTTTTCTACCTCAGATAAATATTATAACCTACCCATTGTTGGAAAAATTAAATGAAGATTATCTATGCAAAAAATCCTCTCCAAAATAATCCCCGGTAGGGATTGAATCAGTAGGATTAACATTTCTGCTTAACAAAAATCTAGGCTCCGCAACAAGATTTCTATCAATAAAATCCTCTATAAAAATTGGAACAGAACCCCTAATAGCATAAATATGTTCGTACTGCTCCCCACCTTGACGTGATCTTGTTATCTCACTAGACCAAGAAAATTGATTTTTAAAAATGATATGAAACCATTCCGTAGGATCTAAATCCCTATCAAAATAACTTCTCCCCAAAAATTGAAATCTACGTTTTTCCATATAAAATACTAAAAAATCAAACACAAGATCTGCCAACTCTGTCCTTGTATTTAAAGAATCTGAAACAACATCAATATTAATTGTCATATCTCCTACTACTTCATATCTGTTTTTAGGGGGATTTGAAACACTTAAATAATCATCTGAATCGCCAATATTAAAGCCCAAAAGATTTAATAAAGAAGGAGATCCGTCAGTTACTTCAATATAGTTTGGTGTTCCCCTTGCACAAACTCCTCCTGCTGAAATTCTTAATTTATCTCCTGTTGCAATTGAACACGTATAATAAAGTGCTTGTGTTCTATTTATTGCTTCTGCTAATTCAGTTGTAGAAACATTTGTATAATCAACAAAAATTCCCTTATCAAAAATAATTGTAGAAACTGTTCTACTAGCAGAATCCCCTAAAGGATAAGTAATAATTTCTAAATACCAGGCTTCTCCAACACCATAATCTAAATTAAAAGGACCTGCCTTATCACTAACTATTGAAGGAGCATACTGAACATTGGCTAAAAAGTTACTTCCAATGCTCATTTTCTTCTCTCTCAAATTCATTCCTGTAACAGCAATCATAGGGTATTTATCAGGAGTATCACCATAACTCATAATCAAATCAACAACAGTTTCTAAAGAATTTTCGCCAGACGTTGCACCAAGAGCAAATTTTTGAATTGTAGGAATTTCAGAAATTTTTGTAAGAGCATCTGTTGTTTTATACGAAAAAAAATTCTTCAACTCCCATGCAAAAGCATCTTTTGCTGTCTCAATTAATTGTGCAAATTTTGGCGGATCAGTAGCATCATAAGGCTGAGTGGAAACATATTTTCTATCATATAAATTTTCTATAGCCATTTTATACTACCAAATCAAAGATTTTGGTCCAACAGAATCTTCTTCGCGAATATTAAAAGATTGTGTCACAATTACATACCCACCAGGATCACTTAATTGCCAATTCATTATTACAAATACTTTATTCTTTAAAACACCTTCCAAAAACTTAATAACAACATAAGAACTATCCAATAATTCATCAGGCGTTCCTCTCACAATACTTGGATCAAAATATGACAAACCTACTGTCCAAAAATTTATTCCTGAAGTATTTGGAATATCCCCATATTCACTTTTCAAAATATTATTGTAAGGCTTTGACGACATTATTTTAATAAAAGGTCCAAAAGAATAAGAGCCATCACTTCGCAAATCTCTATAATCTATTCGCGAAAACCTTGCTCGAACTATTTCGAAAAACGGTGTAAGAACATTTATAGAATCTCTTGTCAAAGTAGCTCTAAAACGTATTACACCTGTGCTAGGATTTTCTGTTGAAAGATCGCTAATTGGTTTCCATATTAAACCAGAATCTAAAGAGTACTCCACAACTACATTGGACTGATCAGCAATTCGAATAAATTGAACAGCCTCAGATTCCCAAACTGATCCAATAGCAGTTCTTGAAAATATTTTATTCGAACTTTCTATAGTCCCGGTTAAAACCCCTGAAATTAGACCAGCTTTAGACGATTTAAAATCTGTAACTATTTCGCAATTTGTTAGTACAATATCACTATCTTCAACACTCATCCATAGAGTTTCATACCCAAATTTCAAATATCCTGGAACAAATCCCTCCATGTTTCCATAACATGTTTTACATTTTCTGTCAGATGATCTATTTGACTCTTTATAACAATTACACTTATTACCTGATTTTACACCGACCCATAAATCAGCCCTAATACTAGATCCTTCAATCTGATCTTGCAATAGGGCTACTTGTCTATTATACTCCTGTTCTTCTGCTAAACGCTTATAAACAGATCTTCCCCAATATCCTGTAACAGATCTTCCTAAACCTTTGCAGCCTTCCCCTGTTATACTACAAGCCATTATTTAGCGACCTTCTAACAATAAATCAAAAAGTTCCTTTAACGATCTTTTTTCATGTACATCATTTATTCGATCTACAAAAATAGAAAGCAAAACAGGATCAACTAAATTAGCAAATTTAATATTTTCCTCTTTTACAGGATCATTAAGATCTACTCTAATTTCTTTCATTGACTAAGTTCCAGACATGAAAGCGTTCCTAAACAAGGCGCCTGAAGGAGCTGAAGAAAGTAACATGTACCAAGACCAACCTAAACGCATTTCAACACCAACCGCTCCCCAATGTATATAATGCATCTTAAATTCTCGAACCTGTTTTTCGAGTTCTTGGGCAAGAGCATCTCGTACACTTTTTATTTGAGTTGCATGAGTAATTACAAAAGCGTGTCCTTGATCAGAAAAAGAAGGAATATCTGTATCAATTGCAAAAACTAATTGTGCAAATAGACCATCATAAACCGCACATTTAAGCAATACATTTAAACCACGATCCAAAGGGAATTGATCAAGGCTTTGCCAACCTACATAAGGCTGCCTTCCATTTATATACGACAATCCTAAATTAAGAAACGCTACAAGATTAGAATCTGAATATCCCAAATTGCAATACACTTCTTGATTAAGTACTTTCAAACTTTTATCTATTTGCAACCTTAAATAAGGGAGTATTGCGAGAACCTTTGGCGGTGTAACTTCTATAACCTGCGTTCTATAGAAATCTTCTTCGCCAAAATCTTTTCGCAAATGCCAGTTAAATAATAAAGTTCCTGACAATGAGGTTTCAGTAGAATTAACCCCCCAATGAATCTGGTATTTTCCTGTTGAGGGGTGTGAAACTCTAAGCAATTCAGGGCTAATAGAAGGAGGAAAATAGGATTCAGAATACAAAATATCCCCATCTATTGTAGTAACCTGAAGATCTAGAGCACCTCTAGGTGTATTTGTATTATCATATTGTTCGACAATATCAACAGGGTTTCCTTGATCATCCTGAAAAATTATAAAAATATATCGAACAGAATTTGTTCGAGTCATCTCAACATGATCCAACGAAGATGGAGAAGAAAGTTTTGGCTGGATTATCAATTGATTAACTCCCCAATACTAAAACCTCTACAGTTGCCGGCAAAAGAGTTGCTTCTACCGATAGTGCAGTAACATCAGCAAGATGCATCAAAATAAACCCGCCAACACCTAAACTAAAAGTGTCAGATCCACTTGACAAAATAACATCAAGAGGTTGATCTGTTCCAACATATAAAAGATCACCAGAAGCAATTGTTCCAAAGGAAATCAAAGTAGGTGCTCCAGTGGGAACTTTGAATGTATTAGAAAATTTTTCATCAAATATTAAAGTTAAAGGAGAAGATGCAGAAACAATTTCAGGAGATCCAACTAATAAAGTTCCATTCGATCCACCTGAAGATACTGGATAAACAACCGATCCCGTAATAGTTGCTGTTCCCATTTTTATTTTACCTCTCTCAAAATGAGTTAATAAACCTCTTTTATAAAGATTATACTATAAAGATTTTTGAAAAGATTTAAACGAAAAGAATATTATTGATGCAAGCTGTAGCTAATACCAACACAAGCAGCGCCACCTAAAATAAATCCTAAAACAAAAATAAGAGTAGGTGATTTATACCAAGATTGTTCTTTACTAAGTTCATCTCTCAACCCTTTAGTTTCAGCAATTCTCAATTTCTCAGAATTCTCCAAAGCACTTTTATATTTATCACTAATCTTTTCCGTAATATCTACATTTAATTTAAGTTGGGAAATTTTTAGTTCCTGAAGTTCAATCTTCATTTCAAGCTTTGGGATCTTCTCATCTTTCAATAGTTTCAATTCAGTAACATCTTCTAAAATTCTTGTTGCAGTATTTTCGTCAAACCAGATCCCGTCAACGCCTTTGTAATTGAGAATTACTTTATCTGCAAATGAATTGAATGAAAATAATAAAATGAGAAAAAATACAAGAAATTTTTGCATGACCTTCCTTTTTACTAAATTTGATTAATACCCTAGATCGTTGAACTTCTGAAACTTCTCTTCTAGAGTAAGACTAGCAATAGCTTCTTTATGCTTCTCTATTTTTTGATTTGCTGCTTCAATTTGTAAATCTACTCGTTGAATCTCTTCTTCTGTAACTTCTGTTTGTGCTTCTATTTCCTTTTTTTTGGCTTCTAGTACTGCAACTTCTTTTTTATTTTTTGCCAACTCTAACTTAGAAAGTCTAATCAACTCTTTTATAGAGTCTTTTTTAGTACAGAATACGGAAATAATTGCAATAATAATTGCTAAACCACCAGCAATAACCTTCCAATGTTTCCTGATAAAAGAAAAAACCTTTTGCAATACTTTCTTAGACTTCGCTAACATCCGTTTCCTCGTCAACTTTATCCTCTTCAATCGCGGCTAAAATTGGTTTTGCAACCGAAACTTTAGAAAGAGTAACTGTAACTGACTTATAAATAATGTGCGAAACAGCCCCTAACCCCCCACCTACTAAAAGTCTTTCCGCCAATGAAATATCAGAAAATAATAAACCACCAAACATCCCCAAAAATAATGGAATAAAATGAATAATCCTTTGCCCAATATTCCCCTGAAAAAATGGAACAAAGTTTTTTAATCCCTGCATTACAAACGCAATAATTACGGGAAGTGCAACATAGGCACCATACTCTTTAAATAATTTTAACAGTTCTTCCATGATTTTTACCTTTCTTTTATAGAATTAACCAACATTGGTTAATACATGTTCTGTTACGAAAGTCACATTGATTGTAATTGGTTCTGCTTTATCATTAACCAATTCCAAAACAATTGGCAGTCCATATTCTCTCATAGAATTAGGACCAGCAGCATTATTTGGAGGTAAAAGATCTTCATCCACATAAACAACATGAGCGAGTTCAGTTCCTCCACCTATTGTACCGTTACCTTGGGAAACTCCTCCATCATGTACAGAACTAAATGGAACCCCTGCCCAAGTACCCCCATAATATACTTCCCAATCTAGATCTCCTGCTGCAGTAGGCTGACCGCCTGTACTCAATATAATTGATAAACCCCGGATAGGCATACTAGAAGGAGCATCGTAAACTCTTCCCGTATCAGCGCCACCTGAAGCTTCCAAAGTTATTTGCCGTTTTACTACTTTATACTGTCCCATTTATTTCTCCAGATTAACCAACATTCGTTAAAGAACACTCTGTTACAAATGTTATATTTATTCTATCAATAGTATCAAGTTTATTATTTATTAACCTTAAAACAATAGGCAGTCCATATTCTCTAGAAGGGTTTGGATTAAAAACATGATTATAAGGAAAAAGATCATCGTCCATATAAACCCTATGGGCAAGTTCAGTTACCCCAATTAATGTTCCGGAACCTTGCAAAATACCTCCTGTATTAGCAGATTCAAAGGGAACTCCTGCCCAAGTACCTCCATAATATACTTCCCAATCTAAATTACCAAAAGCAGGCAACAGCATTCCATAACTACTCAAAGTAATTGAAACACTTCTCATAGGCATACTTGAACAAGCATTATAAACTCTTATAGAAGATCCTT